CCTGGAAAATTCAGTGACCCATAAGCAGATCAAGCATTTGGCCAAGGAGTTGGCCGGCCAGTTTTACGAGGAAGAGACCTCGAGCAAGCCCGACTTGGAGCGCAACAAGCGCTCGCTGCGTTTTCGCAGGGCATTCCCGAAGGTGAAGGACTATCTGCTCGGCCACCAACACCACCCCGACGGCACGGTGACGTACACCAAGCCGGGCTGGATGCATCATGTGGTGATGGCGAGGAAGTTGTTGACGCTGATGCTGGGGCAATCTGACGCCCGCGTATCGCCACACATGAAAGAGACGATTTACGATGCGCTGCTCGAGGAGAATGAGCGGGCGACCGATCCGAAGCGTTCGGAGAATTTCGTTCAGAGGATGCATTGATGGCTGAAGTCAAGAAAACATCGAAACCAGGCGAGCCGTCGAAGAAGATGCCGGCACCGCGAGTTGCGCCACGCAATACGCTGGTTGAAGCGCCGGAAGATATCAAGTGGAAGGCAAGAGACGCGATGCATACAATCGCGAAAGCTGAGGAACATCGCAAAGACAAAATGTTGATGCGGGAAGTGAAGCGTCAATCCAAACAGATGATGAAAGCAGTCTGCAAATGAAAAACGATTGTGACCGTAACGGCGAAGCAGCGAAAGCTGCTGCCGCCGCAATTGAAGCCAGCCGCACCAAGGTCGGCTCGATGCCCACCAAGATCAACGCGAAGGAAATGCGCGGCGATTGTTATACGGCGGATGGGCGCATCAAGGGCGATAAGTGAGCGCGAGTGAACTGGCTGCTCGGCGTGTTCATTTGCCAACCTTACTGGCAGAGATTCACAAAGAAATGCCTCATGAAAATGAGGCCGAGGCTCGCTTAAAGAAACAGCGCGAGTTGTTGGCCAAACGACGCCGACACAAGGACATCGTTTATTTAGCTGATTAACGTCTGGGCGTATCCCAAGCAGGAGAAACTATGACTGACGAAGTTGAACAGACCGGCGGGAGCGAGGAAGCCCCGATTGTAGCCGTTGAGGAAGCCGCGGTTAAGGCGGCTGAAGTCGCTAAGGCAGCTGATGAAGCCAAGGCCAAAGAACAGGCCGAACTGGCGCTTGAGAAGCCGGAAGATAAGCCCAAGCCCGAGAAGGATTGGCGTGACAAGGAGCTTGCCAAGAAGCACGCGAAGATTAAGGAATCGGAGCGCCGGGAAGCCGAGCTTCAACAGCGCATCAAAGACCTTGAGGCACTAGCCGAGTCTCGCACCGCTCCGGTCGAGGGCGATCCGCCTGTACGTCGGGAGGCTCCGCTTGCTGCTCCCAAGGTGGATAACACCGAGGCCGTCAAGGCCGAAGCTCAGAAGCTTTATCAGCAGGACAAGTTCAACGAAGCCTGCCTCGCCGCGGAAGCCAAGGGCAAGGAAGTCTACAAGGACGAATTTGAGAAGGCTGTCTCAACCATCCAGACGCTCGGCGGGTTTGACCCCGATACGATGGTGGGGATTTTGGCGACGGACGACCCATCCAAGATTTTATATGAGCTTGGCAAGAATCCTGATGAATATCATCGCATCATGGAGCTTGATCCGAAAAAGCGCATTGTAGAAATGACCAAGATGGCGATGAGTGCCGCTCCCAAGCCGAAACTATCGGATGCCCCGGCTCCCGTTGATCCGGTTGGCGGGCGCGGTGGAAGCAACGACGATAATGAATTGCGTGATGATCTCGATGACGATGAATGGAATCGTCGCCGCGATCGACAAGAGAAGGCCCGTTGGGCTGCGAAGAATGGCCGTGCTGCCTAAAGACTGAAGCACCACCGTCCCGGCGTATTCCGGAGCACATGACCCGCCGCAAGGTGGCTTTTTATTGACTGCAAAGTCTCTGGCTCCAATTCCAGATGCACTGTCCGGACAGTTCTTTTTTCCGTGCTGGCGCAAACGTTCGCGGTTCCTGCGCACCCGCATAACCCGCTTCTTCGAAAGGGAAGCACCTCAATCACCCACAGCACGGGCAAAGGACCTTTTATACTATGGCTGGAAATTCTCTTCTCACCACCTCCGCGATTACGCGGCAAGCGATTCGGATATTCGTAAATAGTAATGCCTTTATTAAGAATATCGAACGTCAGTTTGACGATGAGTTTGGCCGCCAGGGCGGCAAGATCGGTTCGCAGCTTCGTATTCGCCTGCCGAACGATTACATCGTCACTTCTGGCCCGGCTGCTTCGGTTCAGGACACTTCGGAACAGCAGACCGTGCTGACGATGGCGACCCAGCAGCATGTGGACGTTTCGTTCACCACTGCCGATCTGTTGCTGTCTCTGGACGACTTCTCAGAGCGCATCCTGCTTCCCATGATGAACAATCTCGCTGGCTCGGTTGCTGCGAACATCATGAGCAATACGGCTGAGACCATCTGCAACATCAGTGCCAATCTTGACGGTGCCAACAACATCCTCACGCCGACCTCGCAGACCTATCTGCGAGCGAATGCGCTGATTGCATTGAACTCTGGTCCGATGGTTGGTCACAAGATCATCAACGATCCGATCCAGGAAGCCGATGTTGTGCAGAGCCTTTCCGGCCTGCTCAATTCCTCCACCGCTATCTCTGATCAATATATGGATGGCGTGATGTACAAGGCGCTTGGTGCGCTCTGGTTTTCGGACCAGACCGTTATCAAGCACACCGCGGGCACGTTCACCTCTGCGACCGTCTCGGGTGGTGGTCAGACTGGTCCGACGCTGGTAACGAGTGCCATCGTTGGGACGCTGGTGGTTGGTGACATCATCACCATTGCCAACGTCAACGCTGTCAACCGCGTTACCAAGCAGACGACTGGTCGTCTTCGTCAGTTCGTGATCACGGTTGCCGCGGCGGCTAACGCCACTTCGCTGTCGATCTATCCGTCGATCATCCCGTCGTCTACGGGTGTCGCGGGTGGACCTGCGGTTCAATATCAGACCGTGGATTCGTCCCCGGCTGCGGGTGCTGCGATCTCGCTCTTTACCAATCCGAGTGCGGTCTACAACAACTCGTTCCGCTATGCGCCGCAGGCGTTCACGATGGCTACCGGCGAGCTTCCGCTGCCCGCCAACAAAGTCACTGCGCGTCACCGTTATGACAACGTGTCACTGCGCAGTGTCAAGGACTACATCATTGGCACCGATCAGGAACTTACCCGCGTAGATGTGATCTATGGTTCGTTGGCGGTTCGTCCCGAGTGGGCGGTCCGAGTCCCAGGTCCGGTGAGCTGAGAATTAACTAGCGGGGCGGCGGGATAATCCTGCCGCCTCTTTTTTCATGAGGAAAATATGCTGCACGATATCCGTGATCAGATTCCGCGTACCGACCAAACCAACCCCGCGAAGTTTCCGCAGTACGAATTTCGTCCTTATCCGAAGATGATGAACGACGAGAACGGCAAGCCTTATGTCAAGGCTGACAAGAGCTGTGTCGTTGTAAATGATGCTGCGGAAGAGGCGATGTTTCATGCCGACCCCAAGCGGTTCGGTGCGATCATCAAGACTGTGGCTCCCGCTGTTTCGGCACTGATTGGCGAGACAGAAGAAGTCAAGCAGCTTAAGGCCGAGCTTGCCGCTCTGAAGGCATCTACTTCTGGGGCCGAGCTTGCGGCATTGAAGGCATTTGCCTCCGAGCCCGTCAAGGAACGCAAGAAGCCGGGACGCAAGCCCAAAGTCCAGATGGACGAGGAAGCGGCCTAAGTGGCAACCGCTTTCGATATCGTCTCGGCCGGGCTTAAGAAGTCCGGCATTGTCGGCCTTGGTCAGACTCCGGACGGTACAGACACGATTGATGCGTTAGCCGATCTCAACGATATGCTGGCGCAATGGACCACTCAGCGATGGATGGTCTGGAATGAAGTTGATCTGTCGTTTGTTTCAGACGGGAGGACGGGATCCTATACGGTTGGACCTGCGGGAAATTATAATGTTACCCCACGACCTGATCGTATTGAGGCTGCGTATCTACGGCAGTTGATCAATCCTCCTGGGTTGAATGTCGACACGCCGCTGAAGGTCATTCCGTCGCGTGAAGAGTATTCGACGCTGAGTCTTAAGACGCTGGTTTCGTTTCCGCTCTATGTGTTTCTAGATTCATCCTACCCAACCGGAAATCTGTTTGTCTATCCGGTCCCAAATGCTTCGATCTACGAAGTGCATTTGATCCTCAAGAATGTACTCCCGACATTGTTGATCAACACGCCGATTTCAATGCCGGGCCAGTATATTGCGGCGATGAAGTTCAATCTCGCTAAACGCCTTCGTCAAGCTTATGGCAAGGGTCTCAGGCCGGATCCAGAGTTGAATGCTTTAGCGCGTTCATCTCTCGACATTGTAAAACAGTCGAATTTACAAATCCCGGAATTGATAGTCCCGAACAGCGTTCTCGGCAGCGGCTCGGGCTACAATATTTTTTCAGATCAATTCGGTTCGTCCGGCTAACCCCGCAAAAACAAGAACTCTGCGGCGCGCAATTCTGCGCGTTCGTTTTTCTATGGAGAATTTAAGTGGCTCAAATTGGTACTCGCCCCGACAGGGGCTTTCAGCTTGTTGACGGCGAATGGCTTCGTCAGCTTGCCAACGGCAACAACCTTTCGTTTGCGAACGGCATTACGGCGAAGGCGTCCGGAAACCAGACAACCGCCGTCGTGCTTTCTGCCAATCCCAACCTTATCGAGGTCGATACGGTAGCGAGCACTCATGACAGCGTGGCGCTTCCGTTTGCCGCCGCTGGCTCGGTCAGGATGATTTTTAACAACGGTGCGCAATCTCTGGATATTTGGGCCAGTCCGAACACCAATCCGTTGACCGGAACGACTGACGTGATCAACAAAACAACGAACGGAACTGCCTACACGATCACGACCGGACAGGCCGTTATTTTCTTCTGCGCGAAGAATGGCGTGTGGGCGGCTAACAAGACCGCCTGATGCCTCGTGTCTCGCTTCTCTCGGGCGCTTATAGTGCCCCTTCTCTTATTGCTGGCGCCCAGAGAAGCGTCAATTTGTTCCCGGAAAAAAATATTGATGCGGCAAGTCCGCCGGTCAAAGTCACGCACTACCCACG